TGTAGCGACTTCGTGAGCTGTTACGCGGGGCTTACGGCGTGTGTGAGGCATTTCATTCTCCCTTGTGATTCACGCTCGTTAAACGCGAATCGTGTATAACAACACCGCGTTTGTACTCGCTCTCCCCATCGCTGTCAAGCGAATTCTGTATAACACGCGTTTAAGCCAATAAAATAGGCTGTAAATGTGCGCTGCGAGTACACACAGGCTCGCGCGGCGTGAATCGTGATCCTAGAAGTTCCGCTCTATGTCCCCAGCTTTTCCCCGCTCTCACTCTCGTAGCTCAAACGCTATTCCTCTATCTCCCTTTCCCCTTTTCACCACATATTTAATACGGTCGGCCACATCAATACGCGCGTGAGCGAGCGCGCAGCGCAAGCGTTGACGCGAGCAAACGCAATGCGAGCGCGGGCACCGTGCAACAGGCGGGAACAGCGCGAATGAGCAAGCGGGTGTGTGTTTCATGGCACACCACATAGCACCACTTCCAGGACAGAGACGGTACTGTGTCTCGATCTGTGCATGGATTACCACGCGATCGTCGGGCGATAAAGAATGCTTTCGTTTGGCGATGCCGGCGGGTGGAACGCCCCAGGCCGGGTCTGCCCTGCCACGTGGATGTACCTCGCCCTGTTATACAGAAATGGTGTTGACTGGGGGCCAAGCGTTGTTATACAAGAGCGGCGGAGGGATGTATAACATGGCGAGGCGACCGAAGAAGAAACCGGCGACGGCAGAGTCGAGGGAGACGTTGAGGGCGGTGCGGGGGATTACGGATGAGGCGTGGGAGAGGGCGAAGGCGGCGAGTGAGGTGGCAGGGCTGGCGATGGGGGCGTGGCTGTGTTTGTGCATTGAGAACGATGAGGCGGCGATGAAGCAGGCGAAGGAGGGGAAGGGGCGGGCGAAGAGGAAGCCTGGGAAGATCGCGAAAAGCGCGCACTGGAAAGAGGAGGGGGTGTACGTGGCCGAAGCGGGAATCATGCTTCAGGGTGGTGGGCAGGTTTCCACGTACGAATACAAAGGGCCGGACGGAGGCGAAGTTGCGGAGGTGACGCACGGCGAAGTGGATGGCGAGACGGTAACGCACGTGGTTGATGCGTACGAGGAGGTCGGCGATGTGGTTGCTGATGGTGGGGCTGATGTCGGCGTTCTGGTGGTTCCTGGTGAAGACGACGAGTGGGGGGAAGAGCCGGTCGAGGGGATGCCGGCCGACGAGGCGACGGCGGTAGAGGATGCTCCAGCGCCGGTGAATATTCAGCCGAAGCGCAAGCCGGACTTCAAAAAGAAAATCGCGATGAACCGGACGATCGCCGAGAAGGCCACGGTGAAAAGGGCAGCGCTCGCGGCGGTGAAGCGGGTGATTGGGGAGCCGATTCGGAAAAAAAACGCGAAGGCGACGTGCGCGCATGGGGCGCCGCGAGGGAATCACTGTTGGCAGTGTGGAGGGCTTGCCGCAGTGAATGCTTGACACGCAGGCGCGTAAGATTTACAAAGGGAGCGACTCGGCAAGTCACAGGCCCCAAAATGCTGCGAAACGAAATGCTCCACTCCATCGTCGGGGAACCCGGCGAACGGCGGAGAACCCGTCGAAAAAAGGGAGCGTCTTATGGATACGATTGCAGTCGCGGGCGGCATCAGCGCATATACTCCATCGATCGTCGGTGGGACGGGAACCACCACCAAGATTTTCACTTCCCTGTTGTCCAACGTGTTTCCGCCGACCGGCGGCAACCCACTCACCGCAGCGCCGACCACCACCAAATCAGCGGTGCCGACTTCCACTTCCGGTGCCGCGAGCCTCTTGCTGCGCGCAACCGGTGAGTACGAGCAGCAGATCGTTTCGATTCGCATCGCGGGCTACGCGTTCGTTCACGGAGCCTCGCCGACGCTGAACTTCCTTTTCCAGAACGGCACCTCGCTCACTTCCGGCTCGAACACCACGATGGCGACTTTGGCTTCGGCGCAGTCGCTGACGACCAATGCGACCTACCCGTGGATGTTCAAGGCCGATTTGCAGGGCGACTCCGTGTCGGGCGTCATGCAGATCGTTGGCGCGACGTTCGCGTGCAACGGCGTATCGGGTACGGTGACGTCGACCGATCTCACGGGCATCTCGCTCGTCACTGGCGCGGGGCTCAGCTTCGTGTTCGGTCTGACGTTCGGCGTCTCGGACGCGACCAACGTAGGCGTGTGCTCGCAGTTCGTGCTCGTCGACTAAGCCTGTGCCGTGGAATAAGGTACTTTCGAAGTTCAAGGCTGGGGCTCTCAAAAGTGGGGGCTCCGGCAAACGTGTGAAGTCTCGCAAGCAGGCCATCGCGATCATGCTCAGTGAGAAGCGCAAAGCGAAGGCCGGCGTCAGCGAGTACGAGGCGAAGAGGGCACGATGAAAAAGCACGAGTTTTCGCACACCTCGGTCGACCACTACCACGACGGCTCCCACAAAGTTCATCACCACCACGAGTCCGATCCGCGCAAAGACGTCGAGCATGCGGTCGAAGATCACGCGGCAATGATGAACTCGATGCAGCAGAACCTTTCGCCGGAAATGGCCGGCGGTGGGGGCGCCGAGGAAGCGATGGAAGCGGGCGCGGCAGGTGGGGGCGGAGCGCCAGCACCTCAGGTCGAGTAGCGGAGCCAATGGTGGACTGGGCCGAGCTTCATGAGCTGGCGGCGAGTGAGAAAGCCTCGCACGCCGAAGTGAAGTACGTGAAGCTGTCGTACAAGAACGGCGAGCGTTGTGGAAATTGCAGGAATTTTATCAAGGACGCGGCCGGTGAGAACCGTTGCCGGTCCGTGGAATGCCCGATCAACATACTCGGATGGTGCCAACGCTATCAACGGAACTAGACGCGCCGAAAGCGGCGCACCACGCCTCGTGGCAACGCGAGTTCGCTGACCTCTCCCCAGAAGACCCCTCCTCGGCTACGATCGACACGCTGTATTACAAGTCGGAGTGCCGCCCCCTCAAAACTCTTCAGGCGCTGTTCAACCGCGAAAAGACCGCCAAGAACGTCAGCGGAATCAAACTGCGCGCGTGGCTCGAGCTTCGCGACCGCGCGCGCAAGGATTTGTACTGGCTGGGGCACGACTGCATCGCGACGCCGGAGTCCGGCTCGGGCTTTGTCGAGCACGTCCACCGCGAGATGTGCGCGCAGTTCGTTTCGAAGAACTTCGACGGCGTGTACCACGAGGGCTATTCGCTCGACGACGTTCGCAACCACCTCTACAAACTGCGTGAGGTGCGTTCGCGCGAGATGCTGACGCTCACTCCGACCGGCAGCTTCAAATCGACGGCGAACAAGATCGACACGGTGCAGTGGCTTTTGAACGCTCCGGACCTGCGCATCCTGATCGTGACCGGATCGGGACAGCTCTCGACCAAGTTCCTGCGCGAAGTGAAAGGCTTTTTCTATTGCCCGGCCGGCCAGAAGCCGACGTTCTTTCAGGCGCTTTTCCCCGAATACGTGATCGACGCGGACTCGGCGGAGACTTCGCGGCCGCTGACCTGCCCGGCCCGCGTTCATCGCCAGCCCGGCGCGCCTTCGGTCGGCGTGTTCTCGATCGATGGCGTCGTCGCCGGATGGCACTGCGACATCTGGAAGGCCGACGACATCGTCAACGAGGACAACTCGAATAACGAAGACACCCGCATGACGCTCAAGGACCGCTACGACAACCTGTCGTCGAACCGGCCCGACAAGTGGGCGTTTATCGACATGATCGGCACGCGGTACTATCCCGGGGACTACTACGGCGAGCGCATCAAGGAAGCGCTGCTCTACAAAGATACGAACTCTCTGCAGCTCCTCGTGCGCGCGGCGTGGACGGTGAAGCCGGAGTTCGTGGACGTTCCGCGAAAACACCTTCAGGAACACATGGTCGATCTGTACTTCCCCGAGTTCATGCCGTTTGAGTGGCTGATGAACAAGTGCCGCAAGAACGAGGGGACCTTCGCCTGCCAGCAGCTCAACTCGCCGGAGCAGGGCGACCTCGCCGTCAACTTTGGCGAAAAAGACATCGAAGCGGCGACGATTACGATGGGCGGCGTCCCGCACCCCAAGCTCGGGCTGCGCGTGCCGCGAATCAACTGGGACACCGCGCACGAGGACAAGGTGCAGTCGGACTACTCCTGCGGCTCGGTCGGCTACGTCGATACCGACAAGAGCGCGCTCTACATTCTCGAGGTCGTTCACGGAAAGTGGAAGGACTCCAAGTGCTGCATCGAAGTGGTCGATCTGCACTGGAAGTGGACGCCGCCGTACTCCGAGATCGAGAAGTTTCACGGCCACGAACTGTTCGACCGCGAATGCCAGCGGTACTCGATGGGCAGGTACGGGAAGCGCATTCCGATTCGCTGGTACGATGCCGACTGTTCGGCCCACGCCAAGCGCACGCGCATCAAGGGCCTCGAGATTCTGCTCACGAACGACCGACTGTTCTTCGTCGATGGCGACTGGATGGATGACCTGAAGCAGCAGTTCACCCGGTTCACTGGATTCGCGAAGCGCCGCAAGGACGACATCCCCGACTCGATTGGTCGCTTGCAGAAATACCTCCCGGCGATGAAGCCCGACGGGACGCCGGCGCCAGTTGAATCCGAGCGCACGCGCCTTGACCGCGAGGCCGAGGAGTGCCGGGCAAAATTCTGGCAGCAGCATCAGGAAGGTGAATACAACCGCTTCTTCGGGCAGGCGCCGACGCCGGCCATCCAGAAGCCTCAAGACCGCACCGCGCCGAACATCCTCGCCGGCTTTGGGATTAACCTGTGAAGAAAACCAAAACACCACGCCGCGGGACCAGGGTTGCCGACCCGAACAAAGAGATCAAGCGGCAGGACCTGACCCTCACCGAAACCGGATGGGAATATGCCGACGACGCCGCGGTCCAAATCGTGATGCGCGATATGGACACCTGGAACGGCTACATCGTCACGACGGACTGGGCGGCGCAACTGACCCAGGCCGACACGCTCCTGCAATCGCCGCAGAACCTTTCGCCGTGGGGGCAAGGCTCCGGTCCGGCGCAAATCGTCCCCAATTTCCTTTTGTCGAACGCGCTCGACACCATCGTTCCGAAGATTGTTTTCGGGCTCACCTACGAAGACCCGATGTTCCTTTTGCGGCCGCGTCCCGGCACGACGCAGGATACCGTGCGGCAGAAGACCGCCGTATTCAGCTACCAGCTCGAGGACATGAACATCACCGAGACGATCGAGGATCTGGTCTTCGACGACGCGCTCAAAGGAACCTGCATCGCGAAGTGGGGATGGCACACCGAGAAACGCAAATTTCGAAAGTTCAAGCTAAAGGGCCAGCCGCTCACAACCACGACGCCAACCGGATTTACCGCATCGCTTGAAACCGAAGATTCCGACGCCATCGAATTCGAGTTGGTCGAGACCGAAACGCGCCGGCCGTTCCTTGAGGCGAAGTCACTGACGCGTGTCGGCTGGGATCCGGGCTGGAAGAAGAACGACATTCGCGGCGCGAAGTGGGTCGTCGAGTGGGACTATCTCGATTGGGAAGGACTCGAAAAGCTGGCGCAAAATCCTGAGTACACCATCCCGCCGCGCGAGACGTTGCTCGATTGGTTCTTCCGCGACAAGAAGGCGCCGCGCCAGCCGAACCAGGTCGAAACGGTGCCGGAAGGAATGCGCGCCCAACTCGTCCACGCGATTCCGCAGGCCTACAACACGAGCGCCGATCCGCTGCGCGCGGTGCTGTGCTTCATCGAGCGGACCGATGGGAACGCGATCATGTCGGTGCTCTGCCACGGTTCGGACTGCATCCTCGTCCGCAACACCGCCAACCCCTACACACAGATCGCAAAAGAGTGTGGCGGCTCGGGGCACAATTACCTGTCGAGTGTGTGGCGCAAACTGCCGGACTCTTCGCTCGGACAGGGACTCGGACAGATTCTCGGCCCGCGCCAGATGGTCGCGCAGGGCACCGAAAACCTCGCGCTGCAGGTGCTAGCTTACGGGATGAATCCGACCTTCCTTCGCACGGCGGGCTGGAACGATGCGACGCAGGAAATTTCGCTCACCTCGGGCGACGTCCTGACGATTGAAGGCGACGACGTGCGCAAGGGATTTGGCATCCTCGAAATGCCGAAGGTGCCGACCGAGTCGTGGGAAGTACTGAAGTACAACAAGGCAGAAGGACTCGAGAGCGCGGGCGTCAGCCAGCAGTTCGGGATGGGCGCCGGGGCCGCCGGCGTTCAGACGCTCGGCGCACGCTCGGCGACAGGTGCAAGTCAGGTAGGTGCTGCCGGTGCGAGCCGTCTCGATGGACCGATCGAGCGTTTCATCCGGCAGATTTTCGAGCCGTTTCTGTACATCGTCGATAACCTGAACAACATCCTTTTGCCGACAAAAGACCTTCGCAAAATCCTCGCCGACGAGGGCGAGGACATGACCGATTTTAACCATCTCACCTTCCGCGAAGCGCAGATGAAGTACGAAGTTCTCGCCGGAGCGCACCTCGGGCCAAAGAAAGAAATGGCGCAGTTCCTGCTCGCCGTCGAACAGATTGCCATCAACCCGGCCCTGCTCGAAGCCGCGGCGCAGGCGGACATGAAGTTCAACTTCGCGGAGTGGTTCAAGTCGTTCGCGGAGATTTCCGGGTTCAAGTTCTCGCAGCAATTCTTCGTGAAGATGACCGACGCGGAGAAGAAGCGCCGCGACCAGAATTCGAAGGCCGCCCTACTCGCGCAGCAGCACCAGCAAAAGCAGGGTGACATGCAGCAGCAGCACCAGAACAAGACCTCTGAGATTTACGATCAGGCGCTCGCGCGCGCGGGTGAGAAGGCGACCGTGCTCGAAACCGAACACGCGCTGCTCGATGGCGTGCAGTCCCCGACCTCAGGACTTGTCGGATGATTAAACACGATCCTGTCCAGCTGACGCAGACCGAGCGGTGGGAGCTTCGCCAGATCACGAAGACGCCGGGCCTTGCCGTGCTGGTCGATCGGATCATGGGCGGCCATCTGGACTTTCAGTACAAGGCGATCCACACGGTCGCGATCGACGACTCCGAGCGGATGACGAAGCTTTCGGCGATCTGCGCGGTGTCCGACGCGATGAAGCTGAATCTGGAACTTGTGAAGCGCGAGATCGAGCGCAACTGGAACATCACCTCGAACGCCGAAGTCGCGCAGCACAAGCGCATCGTAGAGAAGCAGAAAAATGCCAGGAGAAAAAAGAATGCCTAAAGCAGCCCCCGTGATGGAAACGACTCAGGTTGGCGGCGCGAAGAAATACACCATCGTCTTCGAGCATACCGACGAGCAGGGCAACCCGATTCTTGACTACCGGACGCAGAAACCAAAGGTGACGAACATCATCGCGGACACGCCCGAAGACCTGGTGGCGAAGCTCGCGCAGGTGACGCTCGAAGCCTCGCGCACGATTCAGCGCTCGGACCGCAAGTTCGCCGAACTCAGCGCGCGCCAGCCGACGGCCGCCGCGCCAGAGCCGAAGCTGGAAGCTACACCGCTTACCGACGAACAAAAGCTGAAACACGGTATTGACACACAGGACCCACGTAAGGCTGCCGACGCCGTAAAAGCTGTGGTAGAGTCCGTGGTGCCGGTGAAGCAAATCACCGAATCGCTCGACAGAATTAACCGGCAGCTGTCGCAGCAGGAACGCGAACGCATCGCACTTGAGTTTCTTCGGGCGAATAAAGAGACCTACTTCCCGAGCGAAGCCAACAACGCGATGGTCAAAAGCTTTGTCGAGTCTCATGGCTGGGAGTGGACGGTAGCGAACCTCGAGATCGCCGCCGCCACGCTCGCACCGAGACTCACGCCGCGGCCAGCACCACCGGCCGCAGCACCCCAGAATGCACCGCCGCCGAGTCCCGAGAATGCCGCACCCCAGAATGCACCGACAAATTCGGGTCGTCCGGCCCCAACACGGACAGCTCCTACCGCGACGCTAAGAAACGGTGGGGGAACAGGCACGCCGCCTGGAACGCCGCAGCGCAAGATGTCTCGTAAAGAGGCGCAAGAGTTGCTCTGGACCAACCGCCGCGAATACGAACGTCTGATGCAGACCCCTGAAGGGAATGCGATGCTCACTGAGGCGCTCGCTAGCCGGGCCTGATCGGCGGAGTTAGATGGGTGCAAATCCTTCGGCGGCAAATGTCGCCAATAACCTGCTGTCGCAGATTGTTCACTACGACGCGAATTTCATTCCGCCGCTGATGAGCAACACGGCAGCTTTCGTGTGGGCCGCAGAGATGCGCGAACAGCCGCTTCACTCCGGCGTCAACCGCACGATGTTCAGTTACGATCTGATCACCGACACCATCCCGCAATCGACCGACGGTGTCATCGGCTCGCCGGAATATTTCGGCCAGCAGTTCATCAACGCGCAGCTTGCGGAGTTCCAGGTCTTCGCCAACTGGTCGGCCTTCGCAGCGGCTTCTTCGCTCGATCCGAACCAGGCCAAGTCCACCGCCGAGCTGCTCGCCTACCAGATGGGGATCACGATCAACAACCAGGCGTACACCTCGCTCAACGCACAGTCCACGACCGATAGCACGGTCAACCAGAACGCGCTCATCAGCGGCAATTCCCCGGCGTACCTGTTGACGTTGAATGCTCTGCGCACGCTGAAGGCGCAGCTGTTCAACTTGTCGGCGCAGCCGATTCGCGATGGAAACTACGGCGGACAGATTCACCCGCTGCTCCTCAATGACATCGCGAACTCGACCACGGTGAACGCCTCGATTGCCGACCTCTGGAAGTACTCCGACATCGAGAAGTACGAAGAGGTGGCCGGAGAAACGAACCAGTGGAAGCAGATGGAGATCGGGCCGGGCCTCGGTGTTACGTTCGGAATCACGCCGTTCGTGCAATCGACCGCGAACCTCAGCGGCTCTTCGACCGGCTACCGGACCTACATCGAAGCCAAGTACGGATTCCTCCAGCTGATCATGCGCGTGCCGGGTGACACCGAGTACGGCGAGAACGACTGGAAGACCATCCGCACCAACATCGTCACCGACGCCCCCGGCAACAACTGGGATCCGACCGGAACGATCGGGGCGTGGGTCGGCTCGCGTTGGCACAACGTCTTCACGCCTCCCCCGTTCGCTCAGGGCACGGCGCGTATTCGTTGGATCGACGCCGTCCCGCAGTTGACTTCCTAAACCAAACAACCGGGGGCTTCGGCCCCCGGGTTTCTTTGAAGGAGGTCAACGATGAAAAGACTGCTTTTGCTCGCCGCATTTCTCGCCTCGCTCGCTCCCGCATTCGCGCAAGGAATCCCGGCTACGGCGAACCTGACGGCGCAGGATTCCGGCGCGTGCACGACGGCGAATGCCTGCCTGACGCTCAACATCGCGCCGAACATGGCCTCGTCGGTGATTCAGCTCTCGGGCACGTGGAGCGGCACGGTACAGTTCGAAGCCTCGACGACGCAGAGTACTGGCTTCTCTGCGATTCTGGGAACCGCTGTCGGCTCAACTTCGACGGCGACATCCTCGACCACAAGCGGAGCGTGGCGATTCAACGTCGCGTCGGTCAACTACATCCGTGTGCGCGTCTCGGCCTATTCGAGCGGCACTATCGTCGCGGCCATCACGGCATCGAATGCCAGTTCGGCGCAGGGCTCTGGAAGCGGCAGCGGCTCGTGCGCGACGGTGGGCGGCGACCTTTCCGGATCGTGCGCCAGCGCGGAGGTCATCGGCATCGAGACTCAGCCGTGGCCGACGATTGCCGGACAGACTGGATACCTGGGCGTCACCGCCGGCGTGCCTGTGATTCTTTCCAGCGCCGGACTGACGAATCCGATGACAACCCTTTGCGACACGATCTATGGCGGCACGGCAGGTGCGCCGACAAGACTTCCGTGTCCGACGACGCCATCGGGGGTCACGCAGGAGTACGTGTCAAACCCCAGCATCAATGGCGGCGTCGAGTTCTGGACTCCATCGGGCATCGCAAACAACACGCGAACCTCGGCCTACACTTTCGCGTCGGCTGACTGCAACAACCGTCTGGTGCTTTCGGGGACCTCGAACGTTGCGGTGTCTCTTCCCACTCCGACCACGCTCGCTGTTTCGCAGTGCGCGAGCCGTGTTGCGAACTACACGACTGGCGCATCGACAACCGTAACGATCACTCCAGCCGGGGGATTTACCATCGGCCCTTTCGCGGCTGCAACCTACACGATTCCGCAAAACCAGTGGATTGGCCTGACCGTCGATGGAACGAACTGGGACGTCGATTCATCCCCTGGGATCCAAGACCCGATTTATCCGGTACTCGCCTACGGGGCGACGTTCAATAATTCGACTGATGACACGGTTGCGATTCAGAGCGCGGTCAACGCAGCCTGCGCTCTGAACTCGCTGGGAGTGGCCGGAAATACGGGCGGCACCGTGCTGTTTCCCGGAGGCGGCGCTAAAGTTTCACCGCAGGGCCAGAACCCCGATGGTTCGACCTATGACATTCTGATTCCATGCCGCGGCATCACCTTTCTCGGGCCCTCGACGAATCTGTATAACACGATTCTGAATGACACTTCTTCGCCTTCTGTCTTCAACACCATCATACAAGATGGCACTCCTAAGGAAGCGACGATCACCTCGATTTCGCGCTCGGGAAACCTGGTAACTGCGAACTTTGCAACCATGAGCCCCGCGTTCGTGGCGACTTCCGGTTCGGGTGGTCCAAACACGATCGTCGTCGTGAACGTTACCGGTGGCTCGACCTCTTTCGATGGGACCTTTGCCTTATCGACCGCATCGCCGACCAGCGCCACGTGGACGCAGACCGGGGCGAACGAATCCGGGACAGTGTCCTCCAGCTCCTACGTTTACAGCTCGGCCGACAACGCGAACGAATACGATGGGATAGGGCCACATTTTGCCGACATCAATGTCGATACCTACTGCACTGGAACGCAGAACGCGAACCTGCAGAACGGCTCGGGAAGCTACGTAAACCACACGGCAGGAGTCTGGGACTGGCGCGGCGGCTACGGCGTGTACGACAACGCGCGCATTGGGAACAACTGCCAGTTCGGTTGGGGCGGCGTGCAGTCGCAGCTTACGCGTATCGGCGCTGTGTCTCCGGAGCGCAATTCCATCGGGATTTACGCGGGTCCGCGCTCGGACAATACTGCGATCACGAAGGAGTGGGACCAGTACAACGACACCGGGATTTATCAGAACGGTGTGGCGGATTTTAACCTTTCGGCGATTAACGGCGCCTCGTGTGGCCCCTCGACCTACTGGCTTTTCATTTCGACCACCGGCCCGGCTTCTGGGCCTCCCGCGCTAGGTTCGAGCATCGCTTGGCGCCGGCCGAACACTGGAACGAACCTCTACGGCAACTGGACCGAGTCGGAATCAACTTACGCATGCCCTGCCTCGATCGGCTTCGGAGTGGGTGACAGCGGCACCTACGGCAACTTCGACCTGAACATTTACGGCCACACGATTCAGAACTTCGCTCCGCCCGAGGCCAATTTCATCGACATCGGAAACGCCGACCACATCCACATCTACGGGATCGGCGGATTCCTGAACCAGCTCACGAACGCCGTGTTCAATCAGACCACCGGAACCTGCGTCGCGACCGACATCGTAATGATGGGAGAATCCTCGCAGCAGGCTTTCAACCTGCTGAAAAACGCGGGTTGCACCGGGACGGCGCCTGTCGCGTATTGGCAGCGCTATTATCAGGGCCAGTGGCAGCTCTGGGCGTCGAACGCGACGACCAGCCAGGTAATCACGCAGCTCGGCCCCACGTTCGCTGACTTCGATGGTTTTACGTCGATGCACGTTGCAGCAAATGCGGCGGCAGGATCGTCAGCGAGCTGGGACCTTGAGAACGCTGGAGTGAAAGCTTGGTCGCTGATTCTCAACACGAACGGGCACGGCCAGTTTCAGGACTCGGCCAACAGCTTCTTCAGCCGTTTTGACTTCACGCCTGGCGGCCAGTCTATCTTCAACAGCCTCGGCACTGGCGCCTTCATCTTCAACAGCAACGGAAACGCGGGCACCGGCGGATACCAGTTCTATAGCGGTGGAGCAACGCCGACGCTTTCGGAATTTATGACCGCGGCGGGCATGATCGAAGGAAAGGCACTCGGGCAGATTTCGGCGGGCGAGTACGCCAAGCTCGTCACGCTCTCGGGAGGAGCCGGAACATTCAACTTTCCGGCCGCTTACAACAACGTGCCTATTTGCACGGCCACCGGTACGGCCAATCCGGCGACTCTTCCGACCATCACGACTTCGGCGGCGACAGTCGCAGGTACGGGCACCGACACTGTGAATGTGATCTGCGTCGGGAATCCGAATTAGGGAGGCAACGATGAAGAAGAAGTTTCTACTGCTCGCGGCGCTTCTGCTCTTTGCAGTGGTCGCGCGCGCGCAGACCATTCCAAATACGGCGAATCTCACGGCATCCGATAGCGGGGCTTGCACGACGACTGGCGCCTGCTTGGTCGTGAGTCTTCCGACTTCTGCCGCGGCGTCCGTGTTTCAACTAACCGGCACGTGGTCGGGCACGGTGCAGTTCGAGGGTAGCTCGACTAACGGCGGGACGTTCGTTTCGATCAACGCCTATCCACTCAACTCAACCACCGCTGCAACTTCTGCAACCGCAAACGGTGCGTGGCGCGCGGCGGTCGCCGGGCTTGCGCAGATCCGCATTCGCTGCTCGGCTTATTCGAGCGGGACGATTGTGGCGGCGATTACGCTTTCGCCCGGCTCGCCTTCGGTGGCTGGATCAGGGGGCGGAGGCGGAGGCGGCATCTCTCCTCCGGCCGGCGACATTGGTGGAACGACCGGATCTCCTACGGTCGTGGGGACGAACGGACAGACGCTGCCCATTTCGGCTGCGCTTCTTGCGACAAATTCCAGTTCGCAAGTGGTTGCGGCGACCACCCCGGTCGGCGTAGCAAACGGCGGCACTGGACTTGCGACGCTGACCGCGCACGCCGTGCAGGTAGGTGAGGGAACCTCGACTCCCGCACAGGTCGTCGGCGGCGTGAGCGGGCAGTACCTTACGGCA